CACTTTGAGCGTTAGCCGTTAACTTTCTGCCGCTTGTCGTTCCATCTGCCGGGCCTGTGTAGTCACCGCTTATTAAATCTGTTTTACTTACAACTGCTGTTGCAATTGCCGCTGCTCTGTCTGCTGGTTGAGAAGTGCATAAATAAACCTCTGTTCCGTTTGTTTTCCAATAGTTAAGTCCGTTGTCCATTAGTAAATCACTCACATACTTTGCCATAACTTATTTGTTTATGTTAATAATCAATTACTTACAAAGCTACACAATACTAATTTAAAAAACAAAAGGTGTTGTTATATCTGAGTTTTAAAATACTACTTCTTATACTTGTCTTGCAACTTCTGCAACTGCTCCAAATCCCTGCGCTTAATCTCATCATCGCGCCTTTTTAATTCGCTTAGTCGTTCCTTGCATTCTTCCTCTGTTTCCATTCTGGTAGCAAACGCTTCTATATCCAAGTATGCACATCCATACCTTTCGCTTGCTTCAATATCTACGTGTGTAACTCCAAGCTTTTCTAGTGCGTCCAAGTCCTCTCGTAATTGAGATATTTTAACGCTATACGCCCAGTCTAAATTGTAATCTACCTTGAAGTTTCTTTTTACTCTTTGTGATTTTTTCATAATCTTATTTGTATCGATTCCTATGTTTTCCTTTTGGTGGTTTATACTCACTTTTTTTATCAAGCTCTCTTACTATTAAATATGCTGCCCCTAATGCTAGTAATCCAAACATAATCTTATTTTATCAGTTTATAAATCTATGAGTTACATTTTCACAGAGCATTCGCCTATATGGTGGCAACCATCCTTAACTCTATAATCACATTTAAACGAAGTGTCTCCGCAATCTGCTACTGATTTAACGCTAATAGTTGATAATATTCGTTCATTAATACCACTCGCGCTTGCATAAAGCCGTTCTTTCATCTTCTCAATCCCTCCGGCCTTTTCTATCTTGCTTGTTTCTATTTCTAGAATTACTGTTTGTTTGTCACTCATTTCTTTGAAACTTTTGACATTTGAATCAAATACTGAATGTACCCAGAAAGATTTTGCTTTCCGAATACTTCAATACTGTCTTTTTTAGCTTTGTCCTGTTGTTCTTGGGTTAAGCTAATTGTTACTTTCTTGGTAGCCATTTATTTAATGTTTAAGAACTCACTTGCTCGCTCTATTGAAATTGTTTTATCCCAATCAATACCTCCATGCTTTTCACATACTGACTGCATTACATCAATGGGGATATTACCAACAGTTTCAGTAACATCGAAACCTTCATCATCGAAAGGCTTTTCATTTCCATCATCGTCACAAGAGCAAGAACTATACATTTCAGAATGTTTCCACATGTCTTTCTCGTTCATGCTTGGAAAACCAAATTCAACGTCTTTCCAATCAACTCCCATCGTTCTATATCCATTCTCAGAAGAACAGTAGTTCCCATTACTTATTTGTAAACTAACATTAAATCCATCCTTGCAGTAAATTTTAGGGCAGTGAAAATATTGATTTTCATAAGCCATTCTTTTGTTTCCGTAATTCTTCTTGTCACAAGTAATTGCTCCTTGGAAAATACTCATTACGATAAGTCTAAAATAATGTTCTAATTTCATGATGTAGTTTTTAATTTCATAATTACCCTACAAATATAGTAAATACTTTTTAATAACAAACTATTTAATAAAAATAATATCAAAACATTTGTTACAAAAAAAGAGGAGTTGGTAGCGACACCTTCCCCTCTTTTCAACCTAATCAACCTAAACTAAACCTAAACTTATGAAAATAAACATTATGAAAAAACCTCGTATCAAATGTACGTATTATTTTAGTTACTTGCAATACTTCAAGGCCTGTATTCCTTTGGGAACTTATCACCACCCCATAAAATAGGTTTCTTTCTGCATTTCAGCATACGGTACAAATCGGTTGTAATCTCTTTTACGTTATCACCTCCCACTAGACAGGGATTTTCAGCATATCCATTTGGCTTGCCTTTCTTATCATAATACACTTCATGTATATTGAAAAATATTTCATCCCTTATTTGTGTTGCTAGTATTCTATGGTTCCAACTCATGTCTACTTATTTTTGTAAAATTCAATAACTGATTCTAATCTCTTAATTTCAACCTCGTTAATTTTATTCTCCAGTTCATGACTTTTTTCCAATGCTTCGATCCTGACCTCGTAAATCTCCTGAACTACTCTGACCTTCATAATGTCCGAATCATCATGCATTTCAGTTTGATTTGTCTTAATAGTCTCCTGGCCCTTTACTAATTCATCTACTTTGTAATAAGTGACAAACCCACCTCCTATTAATACACACATAGTAACTATTGTTGATGGTGTTATTTTACTTAGGAATGTGCTTTTATCGTCACTCATTCAGTAAAGGTAGTTTATTTATTTACACATTGAAATGTCAATGCAATAGCTAAAAGTGTTAATAGTTTTTTCATTTTGATTTATTCTTGTTTGTAAAAATACTGATACTTCCACTGGCAGGATGTGACCAAGTAACAAACCCAATCAACTGATTATAATTTATCGTATCATTCGCATTTAGTTTTTTAATAATACCATGATTATCAAAATAAACAACTTCCCCACTGTAAAAGTCAGAAGTGTTTAAACCTGTTACAGTGGCATATCTTTGTTCGTAAGTCACAACGTTGGATGATTCGCCAAAGATACTATCATGCCCTTTATTTGCATCGTTATATCCTTTCCAATAACCTACGAATGGACATAAAAAACAAATAAGAATTCCAATCAAAATAATAATTAGTTTTTTCATGTTTTACTTAGTTTTAAAATAATAGTTTTATTATAACCTCCAATCTAGTGAGATTTGGCTCATGCTCTTGTAGGTATTTCCTTAGCGGGCTATCCCATATCATTAATGTAACGAATATTACATACACAACAAAAAATATAATCATTGGCTTTAAATATGTCAAATACCCCATAATACATCCACCTCCGGCGGATACAATACTTAGGATAAAATACAGTCTATGTTTATTCATAGTTTTAATATTTAGTAACCACAAACCAAACAATCTCAGCAAGTGCCAAAACTAATCCGGTTATTAGTATTACGTTTATTACTCTTTGGGATTGAGGTTTAAAAGTTGATTTCCACATCAAATAATTAGAATGTGATAATTCCCTAAATGATATTGCTGTTGCATTTGCTGCATTATCTAATCTTATAACTGATTTAGATAAATCATCAAGTGACTTAGTGACATCAACGATTCCTTTTTTAGTTCTTACTTTCATGATTGTTCTATGTTAGTTTCGTCCACCATATTATTCCAGCACGTAGAGCATAACTTCGGCTTGTTAAGTCCTCTTGTTGCAGGTTCTTTTTTGCAATTAAAACATAACGGTGATTCTTCCAAATGTACAGCAATTACATTACCCCCAGCATCAAAGGCTGTTCTTACTCCGGTAATCTCTTTGATTTGTTCTATTATTTTGTTAATCATAATTCATTTTCCATAGCTAACAAATCATTAATTGATCCCTGTTCTGTTTTTCCATAACCTATTAAATCGCCTTCATCGTAATCTTCCCGTATAGCCGACCAATCGTATTTTCTCATAGGTATTGGCGGATAGTCGAAACTTGTTATAATCTTATTCATAGTTGTTTATTTCTGATTACATATAATAGTGATATTTGAAATATTTATTTTTCGCAATTTGAATACAAATAGTACCTGCAAATTCATCACCTGTATAGCCTCCGTTCGTAGTTTGGTCTACCCATTGTCCTTTTAATTCATCGAAGTAATCTTCTTGTTGAAAGTTCCCAATAGGTTTGAATACTATTGAAAAATTATAAGCATTATCGGCGTCTTTCATTGAATGCTTTATATCTTCATAAGCCAAATCAGAAACAAATGTTCTTACTTGACTAAATATTTCAGCATCTTTTAAAAGTTCATTATTGCAATCTTCAGCATACTCTTTCATGCACTTGTCTTGATATTCTTTGTCTGTCTGATTCATAATTAGTTTTTATTTACCCACAAATCTAACCATTACAACAATACCAATCAAGTTGAAAATATTGAACAGATTTCGTATATTATCAATAAAATCTATTTATGACAAATATCATGTTTTTCTAAAAATATTAACCGTTACTTGCTGAAAATTAAACGATATGAAAGATTTAGGAATTACAAAAGGGAAATGGGAGATAGAACACGATGGTACAGAAGTGTTTGTTTATGCCGGAGAAAAGCCAATCTTCAATGAGTGGATACAGCCGGACTCAGAAGCAAACGCAGTACTATTTGCAGATGCCGGAAACACCGCTCAGAAATGCGGCTTACTTCCTTCTGAGTTGTTAAAACAAAGGAATGAATTGTTATATGCGTTGAAATTATTAAAGGCATCTTACGCTATGTATGATAACTTATTGAACTTCGATGTCAGTATAGCATTGAGGGCAATCAACAACGCCACTAAATGATTACACGAAACGAAATATTCAATTGGTTTAAATCAGACTGGCAAGGTCAGGAACTAAGTTTAATTATTTCTATATTTAGAAGTTTCTCCGATGAATCATTAGCAACTCAATATAATTTGAAAGTATTACGAAAAGGATATTTTATAAACTAAAATTGATATTATGAACAAAGTTAAACCATTTCACTACGTTATTTTTGCAGCCATAATCTTAACGGCTCTATTTGGAGAAAGTGTTATAACTCACCTTGTAGATATGGCATTTCTAAACCTGAAGGAGTTTTTTATCTTCCTTGGGATTATTGTATTATTTGCATTGTATATAACTTACAGACTAAAAGAATAACCATGGCACGAAAAAGAAAAGACACTATCAAATCAGCTAATCTAGCAGTTGAAAATTGGGCGAAAGGCAATCAGGAGACAGCACACCATCTAAAAGCTAAACAACTGGTAGAAGAACACAACTTGAAAATTAAGGGCATGAAAGTAACCAAGAGGAAGGTTGAGGGCGGGATTAGATTATATACTTTACATTATACAGATAAAAATTAGAATTATGAAACACTTAGATTTAATTTATTACATCGCTTCAATGCTTATTGCATTACTAATGTTCTTTATGAAATTCACAGCCCCAAACGCATTGGGTGAAATTATATTAAAGACTGTTGGTAAATTAGTTCCTTTATTCGTTATCGGATATTCGTTTATTCAGATTTTTAAAATACTTGGAGTGCTTTAATTTGCACACCTCAATAAGATTTCGTTACTTTGCCAGTGAATGATAGATTTGAAATCAAATAGAGTAAACAATATTTCTTTGACAGAGGTCAGAGCTATCATTCAAATTAAATCCTTTCAGTTCATTCTGGAGGGATTTTCTGGTTTGGTAGGAGGATGAAATGATTTAGCAGCAACCAAACTAAATGTGCTACTGCGGGGATTGGGGAAGCACTATCCGAGTATAAGATGGACGAGGAGAAACCATACGGCTCTTACAAGGCTAAAACGAATGCCATAAGTTAAATAGTTGTAAGTCTATTTAACCGACACGATGAAAGTTCTACAAGTTCAGAGGTAAATTATCGTAAGGAATACTAATTCTGATAATACAGTTATTAGGATTAGTATATCCTTAACTCTAAAAGATACAGTTCTAGGTAGTAGATTAAACTAAATACATAAACATGACTTCTGTCATATAAATTCTAATAAGTAATCTATAAATTGCATAAAAATAAAACTATGAATCATCACGAAATTGTAAAAAAATTGATTGGGAGAATTAACCCAGTAGGAGAAACCAATATGGACAATGAAAGATTTAAAAATCTAAAAGAGTTAACTGCGTTGGTTGAAAACCTGATTACTGATATTGATGATATGGCATTTAATAATAGAGATGCTCATGAGTTTTCGGTTAAAAGAGCAGCGACATATGCAACTGAGTTTCTAGACAGAATTAGAAGCGTTGAATAAAGAAAGGGTTGTTGAATCTAATAATTAAAATAAATAAAAATGCCAAAAGGAAAAGCAAATAGCAGATTTAGTTTTAAGACTGACCCAAAAACAGGAAAGTCAAAAGGATGTCAATATGAAGATGGAACTTGGTGTAATTTGCCTAAATACAAAAGGTGCGAACACTGTATTAGATGCGTTGACGGAAGTAAGGCTTGTTATGTTACTGCGCTCTAATTTTAAAAGATACAGTTCTAGGTACTATTTTAAACTAAATTCAAAACACTGACTTTTGTCATGTTTATTCACCTTAGAATGTTGTTACTTGCTTAAAATTAAACGATATGGCACACAGAACATTTCAAGGATCAACAGTAGAATCATACAAAGAACCGGAAGCAGACGATTGCACGGAATGTGGAAGCGACAGAACAAGTACTATAAATTTTATTAATCATATTGAAATTAGACGCTGCCACGATTGTGGTTGTGAATTTGAAAAATTGGAGGAATAAATTATGACAGGACTAGAAAGAACACTAAAGAGCTTGAATGGGACTTATTCAATACTGAAAAATAGTAAATACGAAAAAACTAATACAACAGTCAAACTATCTTTTAATTCGGCAATGAATTTGGCTTTAATGGCATTGAAGAATGACATCGAGATGGTTGAGGTTAGGATTAAAGGAGAGCAAAACTCTAACCTATGATTAACATACTAATACTATTTATTTCCATTCATTTCATTGTAAGCACTCTTTTATTCACGGTTGCTATTGCATGGATTAAATGGGTTGTATTTAGATTTGAATTTGATTTTAATGAAGAGGATAATAATTATATAATTTAAACAAATGGAAAACAAGACTCATTACAGGAAAGCACTAAAGAGCGACCATTTAGGAATTGCTGATTTAGAAGATTTTATTGAAGAAAAGAAACGCCTCGTGTTTACAGTCAAAGAGGTTAGGCAGTACATAATTGTTCAGAACGACAAAAACTCTGGAATAGTAGTGGCCGGCAGAAGGATTAACGCGAATATTGCATACTTCAAAGAAAGTATTAAGCCTTTAGTTTTAAACGCTACAAACTCAAAAATAATGAAAGGCTTTAATAACGGGAGTCCATTTGTTGAAGATTGGGCGGGGACTGTTATTGAATTATACATCGACTCTAATGTAAAAATGAAGGGTGAAATTGTTGGAGGCGTAAGGATTAAGCCCAACCAGCCGACCGCTAATAAACCAGAACTAATACCAACCAACAAAAAGGTATGGGACGCGGCAGTTGACTACTTAAAAGGAGAAGGAACTATTCAAGGCATCAAAAGCAAATATAGTATTTCAGCAACCAACGAACAAAAGCTAAAAGATGCCGCAATATAGATACGACATAAAGCAAAATACAGATGAATGGCTCGCTATTAAAGTTGGCAAATTCTCTGCTTCAACTTGTGCCGAGCTTTTAATGGATAAAAAAACTAAAGGCTATACCGGATTAATTGACAGGATAGTTGAAGAACGGATAACTGGGAATCCATCCGAAAGTAAAACATTTAAAGGTAATTTCTTTACTGAGCGTGGACATGAATTAGAGCCAGTTAATCGTGATGATTACGAAATGAGAACATTTAACGAGGTTAAACTTGTCGGAGTAGTTGAACTTGATGATTGGGTTTTATGCTCACCTGACGGACTGATTGGTGACAATATGGTATGGCAGGCTAAATGCCCTATATTCAACACGCAAAAGAAATACCTTAAATTAGTAGATAAGCATAAGGATTTATCTGATAACGATATTCTTAAAAAGATTGATGGTAATTATTACAAGCAGGAACAATTTGAACTGTTTGTAACGGAAAGGAAACAGGCCGTTTGGACTTCATACCATCCTAATTTAGCGGCTATTGATTTGATTATTGAACGCGATGTGGCAATGATTGCCGAAATAGAATCGAGATTATCTGAAGCAAAACAAGAAGTATTGAGCGAAATAAAATTATTAAAAAGTTATGAGTGATTTAAAAGAAAAAGGAGTAGTAAAACAAATACTCAAAGTAGAATCAGGCACGAGCAAAGCCGGAAAAGAATGGTCTAAGCAAGAATTCATTATCGAAACATTAGACAGTCAATATCCAAAGAATATTTGCTTTACTTTATTTGGCGATAAAACGGATCTATTGCAAAGGATTACTGAAGGAATGACCGTTGAGGTTTACTTTAATTTGGAAAGTCGAGAATATAATGAACGCTGGTATCATTCGGTGAACGCATGGAGAATACAACCGGAAGAAGTTCAGCAGAATGAACACGTAGAAACAACCGGAGATTTGCCGAAGGAGTTTGAAGCACCACCAAAAGTAGATGATAGCGGAGCAGATGATTCAGATAATTTACCTTTCTAATTACCGTTTTAATTTGTGTCTTTGAGTATGGAAAAAATATGTTTTAGATGTGATTCATGGAAACCACTAACAGAGTTTTATGCTCATAGCGGAATGAAAGACGGTCTTTTAGGTAAGTGTAAAGATTGTACAAAAGCGGATTCTGCAAAAAGAGAAAGTAGAATCCGTTCTACTCCAGAGGGTGTTGAATCAGAAAGGAAGCGACACCGCGAAAAGTACCATCGACTAGGGTATAGAGAGAAGCAGAATGAATGGGATAAGAAAAGACCATGGACAAACAGTAATGAATATAAAGGTCTAAGAAAGAAATTCGAGGCCAAACATGGTAAGCGTGACGGTTTTGAACTTCATCATTGGAATTACAATAAGATAGGTTCTGTTATAATTTTGCATTCGTCAACACACAAGAGAATACATAGACAACTATCTATTGATGCCAAAACGCTATGTTATAAATGGAGGGGCGAACTTTTAGACACAAAATACAAACACCAAATGGCAATTAATGTTATGGCTAAAGAAAAGGGTTTAAATCGAGTTGTTAATGGATATGAATTATAATTTTAAAAATTAATTATTATGATGTATTGTGTAGAAGTAGACAGAAGCGGATTACCAGAGGAAAACATGGTATTGCATTACAATTTAGACAAAGAACCAACAAGGGAAGAGATTGTTAAATTAGTAATCGACGAGGATTGTGGATATGATGATAACTACTGTAACGTAGAATATTATCCAGTAGGTTAATTTTAAAAAATAACACAAAGCCTGACTTTCGTCATGTTTAAAGTGAGTTGGGCTTTGTACTTTTGAATCATGGAAATATATCTTAGAAATACAATCAATGGATTAATACCTTTGTACCCTTCCGACTTTGACGAAAAGAGGAAGTTAAAGTTAGGGCAGGATTATAAAGCCAACATTACTAATCCAAGAAATTATGAATTTCATAAAAAGTTCTTCGCCTTAGTGAATATCGGACACGAAAACACATCTCTAGAAATGCCGTTCAATACATATCGTAAGTATATAATACAAAAAGCTGGTTATTTTAAAACGTATGCAACTCATAAGGGCGTCATGATTGAAGCCGATAGTATTTCATTTTCAAGTATGACTCAGGATGAATTTGAAGAGCTTTACAGCCGTGTAATAGATGTTATAATCAAAGACATTGGAAGCACCACCGAAGAAATAGAAATTCAATTAACAGAATTTTTTTAAATAAACGATAATGAAACTAACAAATGAAAAAGCAATTGAATTATCTATTAAAAAGTGGGAATTTATAGTTGATAATGATGGAAGTTCAGCATTATTGATTTTCGATATTCCCGAATTACAGGATTTCTCTGCTCATTGTGGACTATGCGAGTTTAATGATAGATCAGGCGATGGGTTTTGTGTTGAGTGTCCAATAGGTGGGGAAAATATGTCGTGCGGATATCGTGAACACGCATGGTATAAATGGGAAGAATGTAGAACAAAAGAGAACGCACAAAAAGTATTAGACTTAATTAAATCTATAAAGTAATGGAAGAAAAAGAAATCAGGTACACAGCAAACGGAATCAACCTAGAGTCGAGAATTGAAAAAGGTTTAACTAAGTTCTTCGAAATAGAACAGAGCAAACAGGCTAGTGAATATGCAGATCAAAAAGGCTCTTATAGAGAAGACTGTTACACAGTAGACGAGGACGGGAAACGTGAATTTGTTGGTTATTATATTCCGAGTTAACTATGTAGAATAACGCATAAAGCTACAAACATGAAAGACGGTATAAATATAAAAGTTCCCTATTCTGCTATTATATCAGTAACAACTACCCCGGAAAGAGAGCTAATAATAAAATTTAGACGAACTGAATCTATTGACCGATTAAGGCAGCACTTAAAGAAGCAGTTGCCGGGAGATCAACTTGATAAAAATTAAAAGTTATGAAAAGAGAAGATATTGACAAATGGTGTTCGGATAATAACTTTGTATTATTGAATATGAAAGTTAAAAACAAAGACTCTATAAATTCTGAAGATGCTATTTGGATTGCAGAAAAAGCCTGCAATCAAAGGAAAGGTTCTGCCAATATTAAAACCAGAAAGCAGGAGATAGTTTTCGCTAGAGCTTTAGTTTACGACTATCTTAATATTACAACTGATTTATCTTTCGCCTCTATTGGTTTTATGATGGCTGGACTAGATCATGCAACAGTTATTCATGGATTAAAAACTATGAATACTGAAAAATTCATGGGGTGGCGCAAGGATTACAAAGATATGTTTGAGAATAAAATAAACGAGGCTCATGTTAAATTAGGATTTAAGGAGGTTTATGTATGAAAAAATTATCAGGAGTTGAAGGGCGATTAGATACCGCATGGAGTTTATTAGTTAAACTTAGAGCAGGTAATAAATGTGAGTATTGCGGCAACAGGTCTTATTTAAACTCGCATCATATATTTACGCGTAAAAATAGAGCGACTAGATGGGACACAAATAACGGAATGGCTCTTTGTCCCTCGCATCATACACTAGATACTCATTTCTCAGCACACGGAACGCCTACAATATTCACTGAATGGATTATTAGCAAGAGAAGTGAACAATGGCATACACTGTTGAGAATAAAGGCTAATTCAACGTCTAAATTGCATCCATTTGAAAAGGAACTATTACTAAAGGAATTAAATAAGGAAATTCAAAAACATGCAAACTAAAAAACAAAGTCTTTTAGAATCTATCTTAAATGTCACAATAGGATATTTAATTTCACTGGCTTCATTGTTTTTAATATTCCCTATTATTGGAATTGATAGCAGCCCGGGTAAAAACATTACTATTTCTATTTACTTTACAGTTATTAGCTTAATTAGAAGTTACCTATTGAGGAGGTTTTTCAATTATAAACACAAATAAATTCAAAACCTGACAAAAGTCATTGCTAGAACCTAGAATAATGGCGTAATTGCAACCATGTATAAATGTAATAAATGTAAGAAAATAAATTGCAGTTTTAAATTTTGGTACGAGAAAAACAAATCAGTAAAATGTACCGACTATAAATAAACTTATGGAGTATAAAGAATTTTTAAAAACTAAACAGAAACGAGTAATTGAATCAGGATTTGACGTTGAAGAAAAAGACATTAATAATATGCTTTTTGACTTCCAAAAATTCACAGTTACAAGAGCATTGAAGAAAGGTAAGTATGCTATTTTTGCTGATACTGGTCAAGGCAAAACGCCAATGCAGTTATCAATTGCTCATCAAGTTACAATGCACACAAATAAACCTGCACTTATATTATCGCCTTTAGCAGTAACCGGACAAACAATAGCAGAGGGCGGCAAGTTTAATATTCCAGTTGAGAGACTTAAAAGTGACGTATTCGGGCAGGGTATTTATATTACAAATTACGAGCAATTAGAACACGTAAACGAAGATCAGTTTTCATGTGTTTGTTTGGATGAAAGTTCTATTCTTAAAAACTCAACAGGTAAATACAGAAATTTACTAATTGAAAAATTTAAATACATTCCTTATAAGTTTTGTTTTTCTGCAACTCCATCACCAAATGACCCGATGGAACTTGGAAACCATAGCGAATTTTTAGACGTCATGAACTATAATGAAATGCTTGCTATGTTTTTTGTTCATGATGCCGGAGAAACTCAAAAATGGAGATTAAAAGGTCATGCAGTTGATAAATTTTATGAGTTTGTTTCTTCATGGGCTATCATGTATTCGCATCCTAAAGATATAGGGTTTAAAGCAGATCAATTTGACTTACCAGAACTTGAAATAATAGAACATGAAGTAAGTACTCCACTTTTAGACGGTCAACTATTCCCTGGGAAAGCAGTTGGAGCGATGGACTATAATAAGAGCTTGCGAGATACAGAGCATTTGAGAATTGCTAAAACTATCGGCATTGTAGAATCTGCAGGAAACGAACCGATACTTATATGGGCTAAACAAAATGCAGAAGCCGCAAATATTTATAAGCAATTAACTAAACTTGGTTATGATTGCCGGAATGTTCAAGGCTCAGATAAACCAGAAAAGAAAGAAAAAGATTTACTCGGATTCGCGCATGGTGATTATCAAATATTAATCACAAAGCAGGAGATTGCATCAATGGGTTTGAATTATCAACATTGCGGTATTCAGATATTCGATTCACTTGACTTTAGTTTCGAGAAAACATATCAAGGTATGCGTAGGTCATGGAGATTCGGACGAAAAGAAAAAGTAACTGTTTATATGATAACCACTGATAGAATGGTAAATGTTGCTAAAATTCAAAAAGACAAACAAAAACAATTCAAAAATATGCAAAAGCAAATGACAAAAGCAGTAAATAAAAATCTGAATAACGAAATATTAGTAACTTCAGATAAAACAGAAGATATTAAAACAGAAGATTATTGGTTAATGCGTGGAGATTGCGTGCAAAGAATTAAAGAAGTACCAGACAAGTCAGTTGATATTATTGTTTTCAGTCCTCCATTTGCTGACCTTTATACATACTCCAATGCCATTGAGGATATGGGAAACGTTGCTAATTATGATGAGTTTGTAGAACAGTTTAAATACTTGGTTAAGGAATTGAAACGTGTAATTAAGCCCGGACGTATTATCGCCATTCATAGTATGAATTTACCTACACTAAAAAGCCGTGACGGTTATATCGGTATTCGTAGGTTTAACGCTATGATAGGTGATTTATTCGAAGCGGAGGATATGTTTTTACATTCCGAGTTTACAATATGGAAAGACCCATTATTAGCAGCTGTAAGAACTAAAACAATCGGACTTGCACATAAGCAATTAATGAAAGATAGTTCAATTATTCGAGCCGGCATTCCTGATGTTATTCAATGTTTTAAAACTAAAGAACAAAATGAAGTTCCGATTGAACACGATTTATTAGACTATTATGTTTCGATGCATGAATATGATAACTTCCCAAAATCAATCGCTGGATTTAATGAGCATTGGGGATATGACCAAGAAAGTAAATATTCAAGAAATGAACAATACTCGCATCATATTTGGCAAAGATACGCATCTCCTGTTTGGATGGATATAAATGTGACTAACACACTTCAATATTCAAAGGCCAGAGATAACAACGATGAAAAACATATTTGCCCACTTCAATTAGAAGTTATTGAAAGGGTTATTAAGTTGTATTCTAAAAAGGGAGAGACAGCTTTAAGTCCATTTGGTGGTATTGGGTCAGAGGGTTATCAGGCTCTTAAAATGGGCCGCAAGTCAATCAGTATTGAATTGAAAGAATCATATTTCAATGTCAACAAAAAGAATCACAGAAATGCGATTGAGCAAAGAGGACAATTAGAAATGTTTTAACAAGTCTATTAGATTTCAAATATAGTCCGCAGTGAGAATCTGCCCACCAAAGCATAGCTGCGGACTCCTTTTTAAACTGAACATTATGACACATTTAACTGATAAACAAAAAGACTTATTAACTGGATATGCAAACGCACTTCAGGATTTAATGCTAGAATTAACAGGTGAAAATCATTGTGCAAAACGTTACGACCCTATTGATTTCAGTGAGGGTAAAATACATTCTTACGCTTTCGATATGAAAGACGGCGGCAGGCATCACCCATTGTCAGACTATAAAGACGTTGACGAAATAAAAGATGTAATGTTAAAAGAAGTATCAAAGTCAATTAAGGAAGATGGATTATTATTTGAATGATATTTAAAACTAAAACTATGAAGACAAAAGAACAGATTGAATCAAAATTAAAAGAAGTGCTGCTATATGAAAGTGAATGTGATATAATGGCAAACTGTGTAGCTACCGGAGATAATCCCAAAGAGATAGACTACGAGTTTAAAACATTCGATGATTTAGATTTAGCGATGAAAGTATATGCGGATTCATGGCTTGAAAAAAGTACTACGTATATGAAAATTGCAGAGGCGTTAAAATGGGTATTAAAAAACTAATCAAATGATAACACAAGCAAGTTTAAAAGCACTAACCGACCCGGTTCATTTATCAATATAGACAAGCAGACAGCAATCATGCTTTCTAAGCATTTAAGATCACAAATTTCTTTAATAAAAGACTAACGATATGGCAAAAGAACTACCATATTTTAGATTCACTGCATCCGAGTGGCTAAATGACGACATAAGCCTAGAATCTTACGAGCTAAAAGGATTATTTATAGACATTTGCGCGTTCTATTGGTTTAAAGATTGTAGTGTCAGTATAGCACTACTACATAAACGCTTTAGCAATGCTACGGATTTGCTACACGAACTCAGAGAACTTGAAATAATAGAGTATTATCCTGACGAATCAATATCAATTAAATTTCTTAACGAACAGTATGATTTATTGTCCGTAAAGAGAATGAAACGTTCAGAGGCTGGACGTATAGGGGGTTTAAAGAAGTCTAGCAATGCTAAAGCAATGCTTAAGCAAAAGCCTAGCTATAAGGATAAAGAGAAAGATAATTATAAGAATAAGGAATATATAGAGTTTGAGGTTTTTTGGAATCTTTACGATAAAAAAGTAAGCGTTAGTAAATGTACCCCCAAGTGGCACAAATTAACATTAGAAAAACAAAAGGCGGCAATTGCCTACATCCCTAAATACAAACTTTCTCAACCAGATAAGAAATTCCGCAAAAATCCAGAGACATTTTTAAATAATGAAAGTTGGAACGACGAAATAATAAATTCATGTAATGAAAAAACTAGGACAATTAACAGAACAGGCTTTGAAAGTGATACCACGAGGCGCGCAATTGAGCAAGTCCAAAACGGATTTAAGTAAACGATCAGAGGGCGTTTTAAGCCTGTATTCAACAGCTAAAGACTTTGCAATGCAATTTAACATGGATTATTGTACAAGTAAATACATAGCCGTTAAAACTAACTTAGACGGTATTCAAACCAATACTGTCA